ACCATGCGTCGAAGCTTCTGCATGGCGGGCGGAGCATTTGGAACCCACTTCTGCCAACAGATCTTTTAGATCGTCCATGTAAGCTTTCGGATCGGAGACTGACTTGATGCCGAATCGTGATTGAACAAGAGCTTGTTGAGGTTGTTTGGTTTCCAGTTCGTGACAAATTGTCACGGGTTGCGGTTCAGGTGTCTTTGGAGCGGTGAACTTTGCCAACAAACTATCAACTAAACTTGTTGGGGCCCCCTCTCGGGCGCCTAAGCCTCGCTCCGTAGAGGGGGGGGTACTACAAGTAAGCTTCTTAATAAATAACTCTTTACTATTGTACGACATTTGCGATGGGATCGATGGATAGACGATGCGTTTAAGGGCTATGGGTACATCGACATAGGGGCCTCTCTCTTGTGTTGCTAATTTGTAAGATGCCCCAAAGAGGAGGGAAAGCATGATGGGCTTCACGAGTTGCATGAATTTATAGGTGAGAGCGTCGAGGTGTTTGTAGAGTCTATTCTGGACCTCTTGGAGCTTGAAGACGGGTGATACAAAATATTCGCAGGTGATCTTGTCGGGGGCTTTATCGAAGGAGATGAACCCCTCCTTTGAAAGGAGGTTGAGCTGGCGCTGGACATGGCGGACTGAGTATTGGACTTCGGGGTGGCCGGCGATGGTGCTTTGGGCGGTATAGATGCGGGGGAGGGCTTGATCAATCTTGAGAAAGTAGTTGAGGACTTTCTTGGCGGCTTCGGGAAGCTCTTTGGCTCGTTCACAGAAATCATTGGTGGCCGAGTGGTCTTGCTTCTTGTAGGGAATATTCGGGATGTACTTCTTTTTCTTTTCTACGGGCTTGTAAGGCTTCGGTTTGTTGCGCTCGAGCTCAGCGAGGCGGTCGCGCTCTTCTCTTCGCTGGTTGATGCGCTCTTGAATGTCCTGTGGATATGCAGGAACTTGAAAGTTGTCGGGAACTTTCGGCGCCAGTAGTTTATTGTGGGATCTTGCCTCTTGATTATCGCCCATTTTGCCGGTATTATTTACATTACTAAACACACCAAAAAGTGTTTGTAAGGATTTCATACGATTTTCTCCTTGATTGGATACTTCGTTACCTTGAGTGGGGAATAAAAGGCATCATGCACTACGTGGAACATGGTTGAGCTTTCATACTTTATGGTTTGATTCTTGACGCACTGAAAACACTGAAAAGCGGCTTTAATGATGGGCTCCTGCACTACTAATTGGTTTGTTTTTAGAGCGTAATCTGGGGAGAAAACACTCGAGTTTTAAAAGTTAGGCGTCTTAATCGACGCCTTCTTTTTTTGCCAAATTAATTAAACTTATAACAAATTTTTAAACAGGTTGTAAGAATTACACCTTGAAGACTTAATCTGTTCTTCTTTTTTACTTGCCCATTCAAGTATGATTTTTTGTGTGCGAAATGACTTAAAGAAGTCACTTTCGTCTTTCATAAAGGCAACAAGGGTGTAGGGGTGGATGCCTATCGATCTCCCAATCAAAAAGCTTTTTTCTTTCCAATCCGCGCCGTAGTGCTCTAATATTTTAAGGACGCGCTCTTTAGCAACCTTTTTGCCCCGCAACTCTTCTTTTTCTGATATCATCGTGTCCCCTCTTGAATTGTAAATTAATATGATTAATGATATACTGAAAAATGAAGGTTGGCAAGCAAAAATGGGAGATATTTATGAGCTCGATGAAGGATCTGAAGGCGAATGCTGCACTTTTGACGGAGGTAATGAATGAGGCTTCGAACCTTATTAGATCAACGGAGAAGGAGTTGGAGGGCCTGGGGATAAATTTAACCTATAGAGTGAAAGTTTATAGTCGTTATATAAAGGGGCAAAAGCCTGAAAATGAATATCTTGTGTGGGGAATGTGTCCGAGCGCGCAAAGGTTTCGGCTCCTCCATTATTCTGAGAAAGACGGGGCGTGGAGCGCTGTAAGCCCGCTCATAGAGAAGCCGCTCAACGTCAGAATGAATATTGTGCCGCATATTCCTAAGTTTCTGGAGAAGTTTAATAAGTTAATTATCAAGCAAAATAAAGTGTTATCGAAGAAATCTTAGTTGGGAGTTTAAGATGGGATTTTGGAATATATTTGGGTCGAAGGAATTTCCGCAGAGTGCGGCATTAATGCTTGTTCGGGACATTGCCGTAGCTCATAGTAAATTGATGGCGGAGGGAAATGAACGCAATAAGAAGCTCACGGCCTTCATGTTAATGGAAGCCGCTGATCTTACGCGCAAAAAGGTGGACGCGTTAATAGAGATGCGGGATGTTTATTTTGCGCTCGCCATTTCACAAACACTGTATGAGCAGTTTATCAATCAAAGCGCGAAAGATGCCTCGTATCACAATTTTAAGATGCTCTCAAAAGCAACGAGAAAGCCGTATCTAACCGAGCAAGATATAAATAATCTCCTCAAAGCAGATGTTAATGATGTAGAAAGACTTCTCGAAGAAGCGTTTGAACGATCAAAGGAAAAGGAAAACACATATGGAACCCGTTAATCTTCTTAAAACACTTCTTGAAGAGATACAAAAGATATCTTCTCAAGTGAAGGAACTGTCTCAAGCACCCAAACCAAAAGATCGGCCGAATAGATCTTCTGAATGCGACAAGCTTTTCGAAGCGCTCTCAAAGTCACAATCTGAGATGCTTATTGCCGATCGTGACTCAAACAATCCTTACTTCAAATCGAAATATGCCGACCTGGCGAGCATCACGCGCGCATCGCGGCCTTATTTGACGAAACATGGGCTGTGCGTATGCCATCAAGTTGAGCAGACCGAAGAGGGGCAGAACATACTGGTATGTATATTGGGACACTCGTCGGGACAATATCTCGAATCTCGCTTCAGGATCCTTCCGCAAAAGCCTGATATCCAATCATTGGGGAGCCATATTACCTACCTCAGAAGGTACTCAATGGTATCTCTTTTAGGTATCGCTGATGCCGATGACGACGGTGAAATGGCCATGGTAGAGTTCCGCGAAAAGACCTCAAAGGGGACAGCACTCAACACGAAGTACAACCCTAAAGAGGAGTCTTATGAGACAATATCGAAGGATCAGATAAATGAGCTTGAGTATATACTTGCTGAGTTTCCTGACCTTACTGAACAGGTGTTGTCCGGGCTTCACTTGCAGTCGCTTGCTGATATGCCAAAGTCGAAGTTTAGAGCTTCGATAGAACGAATCAGAGAGATAAAGCTGGCTCGGTCTGGATTAGGCAAGCATAACCCCTCTCAGATTGCCGAAGAATAAGAATGGTTCTAGTATATGGGGCGATACCTATTCGTTCGGGAGAATTGAAAAATGAGGCCTTATGAATACCATGTTGCCCCCTATAATTGTCAGACATTCGCCACCAACAAAATTAGACCAAGCTCCTTATGGAACGAGATGCCGGGTGATTAACAATGCCAACAAGTCAGATACTAAAGTTGATGTATATATTCAAGGTTGTCTTGATGAAGATAATCCACGCTGGGAAATGATGGCTGAAAGAGATTCGTTAGAATCCGCGCTTGAGTTGATCAAGTAATAAACAAGATATACCTTCTCGGGAGAGAAAGAAGGTATATCTTGCGGTTTGTGTCGAGAGGGCGACACGATGAAGGGTTTTTATGCGACTCTAAATCCTGAAAAGTAGGTGACCTGTGATGGGCTCACTAAGAATGGATACGTTGGTCCCAAAGGAGTAGTTCCCCATACGTCTGAACTTGATCCTGTCGCGCCACCGGGAATACGTGATACACCGAAGACAGCGACATCACCAATGGTCATCGGAAACATGCCTGACATTTGAATATTAACCCGATAGTTGCTTGTTGGGATACTTCCTGTATTCCAATTAACATAAGAGTTCTGAGTAGATACGTTTCCCGTAATAGTTATTGTTGCGACAGGGAAGAATGCCGTAGCGCCAACTTCTCCGAGTGTTGCCTGAAACTGTAAGTAGTATAATCCGGTAGCCGGAGCAGTGAATTTAGCTGCAGTTCCCGCACCATCACCAGGAGTAACTGCACCGCCCGTGTTATCATACTGGCTCGTCATAATGACTTTTTGGCCCAAGTAATAGATGGTATTTACTGGTGTGACGCCGGTAGCGATAGAGGGCTGGTAATAAAGAAATGCGCAACCAGCTGCTGGAGCAGCCCCGGTTGAAGCAATAGTTAGGCTATTAGCGCCAGGAGTGAGTGTTATATTCGTACCCGCAGTGATACTTGCCCATGTGGGATTAGCGCCACCTCCAATGATAACTTGTCCGTTTGTTCCATTAGTGAGCGAAAAGTCTACTTCTGAAGTTGAAACGACATTGGTCGCTATAACGTTATTGCCCTGCAGCTTAATGCTAGCTGCTGTAGCAGAGCCTCCGGTATTAGCCGTGAGGGTAGTGATTCCACCACCACCTCCGCCACCTGGCTGGAAGGTGGGCGCCATGCCTGGACCATTTGAGGTGAGGACTTCTCCTACTGTTCCCGCTGATGCTGTGGTTACGAGCCGAGTGCCATCATAATAGACGACGCCGTCGGGCGTAGCCATTGTTGTAGCATTTGTTCCGCCATGAGCAATAGATACTGGAACTGAAAGGCTAACGGTCATTGTATTCGCGACACCAGAAGTAGTTATGCCATTGTTGCCGGTAACAAATATAATCCCATCGACATTAGGGCTCACAACAACATCATCATCGCCTTCAAGACCAACAACTGAACCATCTCCGGCTAAAGTTTTCCATACAGGAGCTGCGCTCGCTCCACTTGAGGTGAGCACTTGTCCCATAGTTCCAGCACTTGATGTCAAATTTCCCGATCCATCAGAAAGAACGGCACCAAAGTCCATTGATTCTACGGTGATATTCTGCACGGTAATATGATCATTGAGCACCACGTTGACCAGATTTCCCGATCCTTCCGTGCTAATGTTTTCGCCATCACCCTTTATCTGAAGGACGCCGCCAACTTCATTAGCGGTACCACTATCAGTAGGGAATGAGCTTGCGCCGCCTCCACCGCCCCCTGCGGGATAAATTTGAACCCATGTTGCGACGCCACCATTAAGGTTAACGAGTTCCCATATCTGCTCTGATCCTGAATTGGTTACTACCCATTGTGTTCCGATGGTGAAGTTTTGGGAGTTAGTGGCAGTGGGAGCTTGCGTATTCTGAACCGTTTGTTGCGGGGGCGTAGCAGCGCTCACCCCCATATATCCGAGTGGATTTAGTCCATTGGGATAATTTTGATTAATGATTTGAGACATTATCGCGCCTCGAGCTTGGATATCTTATCTTCAAGATATTTGACGCGCTTCTCGAGTCGCTGAAGCTCATTAAGGATGAGTGCTGGCAATTCGTGATAGCGCACCGTCTCTGGAGCTCCTTCTTTGTTGAAGGCAACAAGATAGGGCATTACATCGTGAACCTCTTCGGCGATGAGACCAAACTGTCGAGATTTTGCTTCATCAGCCTTGTAGGTAAATCGCACGGGACGAAGCTTCATGATGCCATTACTGTCATCAAGCATGTCTTCGATATTGTCTTTATAGCGGCGAGACGAGGGAACTGTTCCGAGTTGAGCAGTTGAAGTATTAATTAAGACTGCGGCCGAGCTCGCAACGGTTATTCCAGCGATTCCACCGATAAAACATTTGGTAAACGCTCCATATGTGGTGTCATCTCCGATATGAATCGCATGTGATTCTGCTGCGACACCTTGAGCGCCGATAACAATGTTATTGGACTCTGAACCGGTGTATCCACCTCCGGCGGTTGATCCGAGGATGAGATTATTTGCACCGGTGTTAAAGCTTCCGCCTGCCGCAAATCCGATGACGGTATTTCCACCACCGCCCGTTGTAAGAGCTGAAAGTGCATTGAGTCCTATCGCAACGTTTTCAGATGAAGTGGTTAAGGCTTGTAGCGCACTTGATCCGATCCCTACGTTGTATGATCCGCTCGTTACACCTGCGAGAGCCTGGTCGCCAAATCCATCGTTGTCGGTACCCGATACGGTCACATGACCTGCGCCTTGACCCACGAATATATTGTTATTGGCAACACCACCCCAACAAGCGAGAACCTTTTGTGTACCAATCTGGATATATCCCGTTGTGGAGGTCGTATCTGACATTGCAAGAAAGTGGAAAGATTCGGTTATATTGCTGCCAGAAGTATTGAAGAGTGCTCCCGAAGAGCCGCCGGTTATATTCAAGGCACCTGTTATAGAACTTCCTGTATCACCCGTGATAGAGCTCACGCCACCACCACCAGATCCACCAACGGTTCCCAGATTCCCTGCGTTATCTATGAATACGGCAGAGTTTGTTCCACCAACGGTAGACCCATAAATTCCTGCGATGTTGCAGGTATCTTGCTGACCAGCTCCAGTTCCTTGAGTACCGATGCGAATTGTGTTTGATTGGCCGCTGACGCCTACATTTCCGATGGCGATATTGCTTGAATCAGCTGCCGTGAAAGCGCTTCCCGCATCTTGGCCAAGGGCAGTGTTATTAGTACCTGTTACGATGCCTTCAAGTGCGAGTTGTCCACATGCGGTATTAGAAGATCCTGTCGTGAGGTCTGCCAAGCTTCCTTCTCCAAGTGCAACGTTGTCGTTGCCCTGCGTACAAGAGACGAGTGCTATTTGACCTACTGCGACGTTAGCGCTTCCATTAGAAGCCGCCGACAGGCTAGAAAGAGCTCCTTGCCCAACGCCTGTATTTCCGGTACCCACAAGGGTTGCGTTACCCGCTCCCTTTCCGACAAAGATATTATTATTGGCTACACCTCCATACGCTGCGAAGACTTTTTGAGCTCCAATTTGAATATATCCCGTTGTTGAAGTGGTATCAGACATCGCCAAGAAGTGAAAGGATTCGGTTATGTTTGAGCCAGCGGTATTAAATAGCGCTCCTGATGAGCCACCAGTTATAGTAAGAGCTCCGGATATAGCACTTCCCGTGTCACCCGTAATTGAGGTAACGGCAGTGAAGGTCCCACCCGTGGTCCCTAGCTTTCCCGTATTGTCTGCAAAGACGAGCGCGTTCGTTCCGCCAACACTCGAACCATAAATGCCCGCCATATAAGCAGTATTTTGCTGACCAGTTCCCGACCCTTGAGTTCCGATGCGAATCACATTTGATTCAGAAGCTACGCCTGCGTTACTGATGAGAATATTGTTCGATTCCGCACCGGTATAATTACTTCCAGCTCCGATCCCGAAGGCAACATTATCAATACCAGTAAGAAGGTTTTGGAGGGGCTGATAACCAACTGCCACATTTCCTGCACCCGTGGTAAGATGTTGCAGCGCATCGAGACCCATGCCAACGTTACTATTACCAGTAGTGCAACTACTCAAGGCGAGGGGTCCAACGCCAACATTAGCAAATCCTGAAGTTACTGCATGAATTGCAATGGGTCCGAGCCCGATGTTATTTGTTCCGGTTAGAGAAGTATTTCCGGCAGTATCACCAAGAAACATGTTGAACTGACCTGATCCGCCATAGAATCCGAAGATGGGAGATCCTGCGAATTTGATAACACCTTGTGTTCCGCCCGCATTGGTGTAAGGCATATTAAGATAGTTGAACGATTCAGTGATAGTAGTGCCTGAAGTATTGAACGATGCACCCGAAGTTCCGCCGGTGATAGTAAGAGCACCTGATATGGCACTTCCCGTATCGCCTTGAATGCTTTCAACGATTCCCGTTCCACTAAGATCGATAGTTACCGTGTTACCTGAACCGGAGGTTGTTATTCCCGTTCCGCCCACGATGTTAATCGTATCTGCTGATGGTATTGCTATACCGCTATCAGTTGAATAATCAGTCGCTATCGTTCCATCGGTGCCAATATCGACGGTATGCCCTGAAGCTGAGGTTGCTATTCCACCGAGGCCGTTAATATTAAGAATTCCTAGAGCAGGGGTTGCTGAGCCCGTATCTGCATCATAGACATTCGCGATAGCTCCGCTGAGCTCAATCGTTAAAGTATTGGTTCCCGCATTTCCGGCAACCGTGATATCGCCCGAGCCGACAACGTTTATATTGCCGACTAAATCTGGCGGAACTGGTCCACCGGTATTACCTGTTAAAAATTTTACGTTACCCACGCCACCACCTCCTCCTCCGCTGCCATATGAACCAGCTGAACTCATGATTTGTCTCCTTAAATTGCTGACCCGTAAAACACCGTGAAGTAAACAGCTCCCTGTGAAGGAATGGTTGCATCCAATTCCTTGACGTAGAGCCGCGTACCTTCGGCGAGATAGAATCCTGGGGAAAATGTTTTATTGCTCGTCGCGTCCACGATGAGGAAAGAATCAGACGGAAGTGGAAAGTGGTCATTAACTCCGTCGAATGAACACATAAGGTCGGCATTCGTCAGATTATTGATCCAAAAGATGCGGGCTGGATTGCTGATGGCAGAACCGACCCCCATATATGTTCCCGATATAGAGCCAAAAGCCAGAGTTCTGACCGGTTCAATTTGTAAACGTATCTCTTGTCCTGCCATCGAATCTCCTAGTTAGCGTTCTGTTGGTAATAGCCGGCTACATAAAACTCGCCCGTCCCATTTGCCGCTTTAACATAGATGGTCATTCCCTTAGGGAAAACGCATATAAAGTTATTGGGCTGGGAATTAGCCTGGGGATCCAGCTGAACCGTGGTATCGTGAATGATGACGTCATTATCGGTGACACCATCATACGAGATGAGCACATCTTCTGTGCTGTTGTTGATGAAGCGAAGCATGAAACATGCGTGAGGCAATCCACCGATGAGTTGGTATGCTCCCGTGAACGTATTCGCCGCGATTGCTCCCAGCGGAATAGCGGATACTGAATTTCTTACTGCCATAGGGCTCCTAATCCGTTACTTCAGGGGCTGATGGCGTTGCAGCGCTGTTTTCTTGATCAACTTTTGTTGCTGTTGCCGCTGCCTGCTCAGAAAGGGTAATGATCTGTTTGGCAAATTCAGCGATGACGTCGTAGCATTCTTGGTATGTTGCACCAACGGGCATGTGTGCTCGGAATACTCTTGTGTCTTTGATAAGTTCGAGAACGAATTCGCTTCGGATATTCATAATGTCTCCTTTTTCCTTTGTTAGGACCCTCTCATATGATTAGATAGAGTCCTAACACGGGAACATGAAATATTTCCAGGGATTACGATGCGGTTGTTATGGCAGTCCACACGGTACCGCTATTCGTGTTTATATAGGCACGATTTGCAGTTCCCGTTCCGTTAGTGTTGAGATAAAGTGAACCCTCAGGAGCTGTTACTGAGCCATTAGGATCCCCTGTTCCCGACACGATTTGGATACCATTAGCAAACACAAATGCGGCAGCTGCAGCACCAAGCGTTACATTTCCCGCCGTTGCCGTTATATTGCCGGCAGTGGCGACGATGTTGCCTGCCGTTACTGTTAAACCACCAGCCGTTACCGTCAATGCCGTTCCAGAGTCTGGAGCGTTCACTACTACATTTCCTGCGCTATTGATGGTCATGCGTGAAGTTGGGCCACCAGCAGGGGCATCGGGGTGGGTAAGGAAATTAAGGTTTGCTGCGACCCGCGTATTAGCGATTGTTCCTGAAGAGGTTGAGGTTATTGCAGCGCCTGTTGTGTATTGCGTTCCATCAAAGCCTGCAAAGACAAGGTTTCCGATTCCATCGCCGGTGACGATTGTTGCACCGCCTCTGCTTTTGAGTGTTTGGAATTGTGGGGCGGCCGTTGAAGCTGCGGTGTTTCCTGCGCCGATTGCACCATTAGTGGTATTAATCTGGCCGGTTGTTGCTGTAATACCTGCGCTTGTGGTAAGAGTTCCGGTGATCGAAGTGTTTCCCGTTGCGTTACCGATATTAACTGCGCCTGTGCCGCCAGTTCCGATTGTTGTTGTTGCTGCACCAGCTGTGTTAATCGTCGTTGTTCCGGTAAGAGAAATAGGGCCTGGAGTAACCGTAAGGCTTGAGAATACACCAGCGCCACCTGCAGTAGATACCCATGTTGCGGTATTATTGGCAACGGTTGCCAATATCCAAACGGCATTGGTCAAAGAGTTTATCCAGATGGTTGATGGCTGAGCGAAATCTGAAGTAAGCGGTGCTCTTTTTGCTAATATGTAGGGTGGATTTTCATTAATAAGCGCTTGGGTGAGCCCATAAGAGACTTGGTTAAATTGTCGTGACACGGTAACTCCTTGAGTTGAGGTAGTCTGGCCCGAGAAGCTTGTACAACTTCGAGGGAGAGGATCTGTTACCCCAACTCTGGATTTACTATGTGGTAAAAATCAATAAGTTGCGTATTTTGCTACATTAATGATATTATTAATTTATAATAATGGTATACTAATAAGGGGAATCTAAAATACAGACGGGAGGACGATGATGATTAGACCTAAATTGGAGCTTAAGAAAAAGCTCAAAAGTGTATATTTTGATGAGCAGCTCTATGAAGAGATTCGTAGGCGAGCTGCGGAACGATATGTTTCAGCATCTAAGTATATTGTGGACGCTGTTCTCGAAAGGATGCGTCGCGAAATGAAATTCGAGGCGCAACAAGAAGGGGAAGCGATTAAATAGAGTATAGTGACGCCCAGGGCCGTATAAAGCAGTTGAAGAAGATTTATACGACCTCGACAAGGACTTAATGCACATGTTTGATGATATGCCTTTTCCTGAGGATTGGGCTCTAGGAGCTAATTTATACAAGTATATCACGATAATCAAGCTTATTATCGTGATAATTACCATTATATGGATGATTTTAAGAAAGGGGGAGCGATGAGCGATAATGCATGGAATATAGTAATAAACCTAGGGGTCTTGGCAGTAATTTTCTATCTACTATGGAGGATTATAAAGAGGACGTTGAATCACAGGGTTCCGGAAAAAATACATTGTGATCACGCAGATGAGCTCCATCACGATCGTATAGCTTGTCGTTCAAGGCAAGCGAATTGTGCTATCGGAATTCTGATTCTCGCAGCGCTCATACTTAGATATTAATCTTGCCACCTTTTTGCGTATTCTTTTCGTTTTTCGTCGGCGAGCTTGGAGACTTTAAACTCAACGCCATCAGGCCGCTTCCCGCCGTTCTTTTCGATTATTTCTTCGAGTGCGTCATATTCTGCGGTCGCGGCTTCGGCGAGTATTCCTATGTTATTAATAATAGTTTTTCTACCTTCAGCGGTCGTCGCGAGTGTTGGTATTGACCTCAGGAACAGATCCAACTGGTTCTCCGTTACATGGCCTCCGATGAGTGGACGAACATCTTTTATAAATTCGAGCGAAGTTTTTTCGTATTCTTCTGTATCTGGGTATGCGCCTATAAGCGCTGATCTCAGGATGGAAGTAACTGGCTTAATGGCTGCGCCGAGTCCTGCTCCTAGTGCCGCTCCCTGTGCACTGCCTTCGGTGAGGCCGAAAGTTGCTCCAAGTGGTCCTCCGAGAAGAGCTCCTGTTCCCGTTCCTAAAGCGCCGCCAATGGCGCCTCCGATTGCTGCTCCCTCTTTAGTTCCAATTGATTCTAAAGATGTAAGAATATTATAGAGGGCAGCGGGGGGAAGTTTTCCTTTTGCGTCCAGCTCTTTCAACTTGGTGAGTCGATGTTTTATTTGCTTCGCAGACTTTCCTCCTTCTATAATTTTGTCATAAAAGGGCTGGGTCCTTTGATCTATTTCTTTTTGGGTTTGATGAGCTTCTTTTCGCTCTTGTATTCCCCTTTTTTCTTGCTGCTGTTGCTGGGCTTGTTGTATTCCCAAGAGTGTTTGTATTTGTTGTGGCGTAAGGTTTTTGCCCGAAGCTAAAGCCTTAAGAAGCGGGGCGAAATCCTGCTTTTGCTGAGCTGGAGCTTGCGCGGTTGTTCCTGCAGCTGCTTGCGTGGGAACTTGTCCTGCCTGTAATTGACCTTCGGGTGTAATCTGTTGTTCTTGTTGTTGTGGTTGATTCTGTTGTGCGAGCGCATTAAGTGCGTCCGTGAACTCTTTGCTTTGTTGTTGTTTGAGCATCTGGTCTATTTTAAGGCTCGCTATCTTATCGATGCCTGAGCTGAATCCTGATCCGAGTGCCGCTCCGATTCCTGGAACGGTAGGTATAAATTGTGCCATGTTATCCTCCTATTTTTCCGCCAGCCCATATACCGAGACCTTTACCGAATCCTTCTGCCGCTCCGTGGAGTAATCCTGGTTGGCCTTGGAATACTAAGTTCTCATTGCGCGGCTGGAGGCCGAGTTGCGATAAGAGTTGTATCAGTTGGTTATTTTGTTGTGATCCCTGTGCGGCTAGGCTTTCTTGTAATCCAGCTCCTGCTGATCCGAGTGCTCCCTGGAAAGCTGATGAGTTTTGGCCACCCAAAGCGGTGAATCGCTCTGCCAATCCTGGCACTGTTTGTGTATTGAAATCAGAGACAGCTTTATTAGCTATCGGCTGGAATGACTGATTCTGTCCGCCCTGCAATAACTGCATGAGCATTTGTAGTCCCTGATTTTGTACTCCTTGTTGCTGCTGATTATACAGTGGTGCTTGTTGTAATCTTGGCTGAGATCCGAAGAAGAAATCGCTTAATCCTTGTAAGAATGCCATCTTGTGACTCCTAATTTTGGCTTACCTGCTCGACACGATCCTATCTGGTAACGTGGTAAATTGCTATTCGAGGCTTTGCGTAGTAATGTAGGGCTGCTGTGAGATGAGTCTGAGTCTTATGGTATCTCCCTCCCCTGCGTGGCCCCCCTGCGCGGGGGAATTATTAGTGGTGCTCGCATGTGCAAGCACTAATTTTGCAAGAACTCGAAAATGATATATGAAATGGTATATGCGCTGTAATTAGCCGTCGTTGCCACATTCACATTTGTTCCATCCACATAGAGCTCTATATTATCTGCCACTGATGTTACCGAGCTATAAGGCAATGGGATATAGGAGAATGGTGATACGGGATTGGTAGCAGCTCCATAGATTCTTGTTGCGGTCGTTAAACTGGTGCAGGTGATCCCATGGGGAAGAGATTTAACTCCTGAATTGGGAAGTGCCCCAAAATTGACCACCACGCGATAAACTTGTCTCAGCTCTGGTGTTTGTGCGGTTGTAGAGTTTAATGCGGGATTTGGGAAATATAACTGCCCATTTACGAACTGCTGTGTATCATAGATTGCGCTATCTTTTACATTAAGGACGAGTGCGATGCTATTTACGTTCTGGTAAAGGCGCACCAAGAGTTCTCGTAGTTCTGGGTCAATGTTCTCTATTTGGTAGAGTTGCTGGATGTCCCAGATATAATTTGTGGGGACGAAGGCGCCGGTATTTTGCTGTATTAGGTTGTCAGCCACGCTTCACCTCCATGGGTTGGGGCTGCGAAGTAATATTACCCAGCCTTCGCACAAGGCTACGGCGGGCAGGCTGTTTACGCCTGACGCAGCCATAATTTACTCCCCGAGAGTGGAAAGTGAGTAAAACTAGGCCCGACAGCTTTTTTGGTATACTGATAAGTTTTTGCATGCTATTCAAGCCTCGTGCTGACGGCCATTGTGTGCAGTACCATGCCTTCTAATTCGAATGCTTCAAGTGATATTTTCGGGTCTACTATTTGGGCAGTGGTCATATAGAGAAATATTTGTATACACTCTCCCTCTGTTTGGAAGTATATTGCATGCCATAGTCGGTCTTGCACTTGTTCCAAGGGGTAAAATAGTGGATCATAGGGAAATGTTTCTAATACACCTGTTCCTTGTATTGTTTGTGTGTCGGTTCCTTCTTGGAGCATTGATAGCTGCGTTGATGAAGGATAGTAGTCTACCGTGATTGCTCCGGTTACGGTTCGTTCGACGCCGAAGTCTATTTTACTCAGATAAACATTCTGTCCTTTTTCGACGTAGGGATTCCACTGTTTACTCAGGATTCTGATATTTGAGACGCGTGTTGCGGTTCCGCCGCCCGTATATGTTCCGGTGAAGGTTCCGAGTACTTGTACTTTACTCGTGCTTACTACATTAACGACTTCATATATCCCCGTTCCGCTAAGTACGACGCCTTGGGCGTTCTCTATAAGAATGAAATCTGAGTTGTCGCTCAGATCATCTTCATCGTCATTAAGGGTGTGATCGATGATCGTGAGCGTCATGGTGTTTCCTGAGGCATCATTTACCATCTGTGATATTTGCATGACGGGGGCATTTCTATCTGTCTCTGCGTCTACAATAAAGACGAATCCCTGTTGGTTTCCGGCAATTACTTGTCTAAACTGCGCGGCGACTGTTCCTGATTGCCATGCGAAGTTTGATTGTTCCCATGTTGTAGTTGAGCTTGCCCATGTAAGTCCTGGTTGCTGTTCGAAGTATCCCCATGCAGTGATACAGTCGTCGTTAATGGCCCACGATCCGTTGCGGTAGTTATAGACGAGTACTCGTGCAGGATAGGCCTCGTCGGGGCTTTGATCGACTGAAGGGAAGTTCCAATAGACGAGCTCGGTGAAGTAGTCTCTAATTCCTGCGACTCGTTGTACTCCGATATTCTTATTATAAATTTCGAATACTTCGTCAGGGATTAACGTATCGATTCGCTCGACGTTTGAGCCGTTACAAGCATGTACGCCGGTGTTTCCGATAGTGAGAATTTGCTTATCGAATGGTACCGTTGACTGTTGAGCTTCTGATCCGAGTTCGGTATTAATTTTTTGCCACACAAAGGGGAGAACGGCGTTGCCGGTGTAGGCGAGTTCCCATGTTGAGCGTTCGAAGTATACAATCAAGCGATCTTTGATGAACTCAGCTGATATGATTGCTTCTTCTGTAGTAGCATCGATGAATCCAGCGCCCGCGCCTTTATTGGAAGGGACTGCGGCATCTTGCGTATTGGGCTCGTACCATGCGTTTACCGCAAAGGGTGATCCATTGAATGAGTACCGGACCCTATTAACATAGTTCGTATTAGTATTGGGAGTTCCGCCTGTATTGGCGCCGTTATTTTCTACGGTATTAAGGAGCAGTAATCTATTTTTGAAAGCAACGATGATCCGTGCCGTTTTAACATATTGTCCTGTTTGTACGGCGAGTGGAGTGGGAGGCGTTGTAGTGTTATTTTGGGGCATGAAGTAGAAGGCGTTAGCGCCCGTTGCTGCTACCCAGTTTGTGCCATCGAACCACCATATGGGGTCATCAGTAGTATTTCCCAGGCCGTTGTAATTGACCACGTAGAAGTTGGTGATGAAAAGTACTTTTATATCTGGTGTTGCGCCGCGCCAGTTTGTGGTCCAGAAGAAGTTTATGTTTGATCCGTGGAAGAGTGGTGTCACCGTGGATGGTCCGACTGATTGCTGCCAGAATCCGCCTGCGAATACATATGCGAATCTTGTATCGAATCCGTAGGTTGGCTGATTATTTATTGCGCCTGATTCGTAGACCGTAAGTCCCATGACTGGTAAGGCCGGATAGAACCAGACGGGCGTATTGTCGGGCGAAGCGACGCCTGCGAACACATACGCGCCGGTAGTGGTATCATATGTTTTTGTCGCTGCCGCTCCGGTATCGAGCATGACAACGGGATTGCCTGCTGATGGCACGGTGAATATCTCATTGCCTATTGAGAACATCTGTCCTACTGCTGCAACTGCAATTCCTCCGGGAACAGTTCCCGCGAGCGCGCCCCCCATAAGAGGGCCCAGGTTTATTCTAAAGCGGGAAAATAGTGGGGCTGTGAGCAAACTACTCCATCCAGTTCCCATAAGTCGTCCGCCGAATCGTTTTCTTATTCGTCCCCTAAAGACATAGGCATTATTCAAACGCTCGAAGGCATCATCCATGATGAGCCATGGCTTCGTATTGGTTTGAAGACCTGTCTTGAAGGGTGCGATAATAAACCTATCCATGGCCATGTTATACACCTACGGCTAAATAGGAGTATCCAGCTTGTCCGGCGGCAACACCAGTATTAGTGCGACGAGATATGTAGATGATGAATGTGGCATTTGCCATTGATACGAGTCGTACGGCGAAATCGAGATCGGTAAGTGTTCCATTAAATGGGCATACGACAACACTCAGAATGCGCTGCAACCCTGGTCCTCCCGCTATTGCTATAGTTGGGCTTACGGTAACAAATCCTGAAAATCCTGCTCCTGTCCCTGAGGCATTTCCTGAGTAAGCTATGAGACCCGAAGGGAGATATGTCCAGAATCCTGTGCTTGCATTAGGCAAAGGTGTTCCGCTGAGCGTAGATGCAGTTGCGGGTATTTGAGTTACTACTGGTCCATTATTTGACTTATTTATATACAGCTCATTTTGATTAGTCGTTGGATTGAGCGCAGAGTAGAGCGCAACTTCTCCTGCGGCGAATACTATGGGCGGTATTGGGTTTCCTGCGGCTACGGGCAACTCAACATACATATGCTTTCCAGCATTTGCTGCATCAAAGTCGATATGGTTGATATCGAATGCGGTTTGTAGAATGGTGAAATTGGACTGTATTTGTGGTTGCGAGACTGAAAGTTGGTCAGTTCCAATGGGTATATTAGGTAAATAAGGCATGCTCCTACGCTCCCTTCGAGGTAGTATTTATTGCTACGGTGATTAAAGCTACGGCGCACATGTCAGAAATTCCCTCCACCATAGCCCCATCCATTGAATCCTGCGCTATTGGCAGTCTGTTCAGTGTAGATAGTAGCTGTTCGTTCTACGGTATTTTGTACAATTGTTCTTCTCAGGCAGAGGCGCTCTTGTGTTTTGAATTCGGGCATGATGAGTTGCACGCTTTCCATGTCCATGCGGTCTTCGAATATCTTTTTAGCGGCGCCGTAAGCGATATATTGCCACCATTCTTCGAGCTGTGGAGCTTGGTTGAGCTGCAATAGGGCTGTTGGCCGTGCGAATACCTCGAAATTGATTCGGTATGGTTGGTCTGGTACCGGTCGCAAAGTAAATTGGTTTTCATAAAACAGCAGTGCATTAGGAATCGCAGTTTGGACCGGTACCGTTTGGCTATTAATCGCTTGACCTGCGGCTGGAGCGCCGGGAAAGGTGATAGTAAATGCACCTGTGACATAGTTTATATTATTGCTTGGATCTACGAAGAGTGGTAGTTGCGTTGGCTGTTGTCCGGGAGGGTATAGATTGCCTGTTATGCTTGGATTTCCAGAAGGTTCTGCTACTGGAACGTCAACAAGGGCCAATCCCGCTCCGAATATATCAATTGAGCTGAACAGGACATTATTTTGTAAAAGCGTCGTAACTGAGCCGCCTTGCACGGGATTTGGCACAAAATTAGGGCCAGTATTATTGGTGATGACTCCGGTGAAAGTGGTAGTTGCGCCATCGCCGGCTTGCCCGATGGATAGAATATTATTAACTATCGGATACACGCCGTAGAATTGTTCTCTCGATTGTGTATACCATGCAGGAAATCCTCCGATAAACACCGGCGGGTTCACGCTAATATATAAATTTTGGAAATTATAGAGATCATTATTTGTATTTAATGATGTATCAGTAGCGTACGTATCCTGATATGGATTACATATGAAAGTGAACTGCTGATGCAAATTGAATGTTCTAATTTGTTCTGGGAAATCGTAGACCACAAAGGTGTTGATATAGTTCTGTAGGTCTATTTCGGTGAGCTGAGCTTCTGAGGGTGAGCGCGTAAGCCGTCTAACCTTTGTCTCGATGGCCTGGAGTGAATTTGTTGGCGGAATGATTGGCATGAATACTCCTACATCTGTGGGTTTAAGACGTTAACGGTAGCTGCCGTCAGAATGGGGGTTATTTCTCCTACGGGTACGACCATGGCGCACGTATCTGCGTATGGCGGGTTAGGCATCCCTGGGATAGAGAATGCATCAAAATTTGTTGTATCTACCGGTATTGTGAAGGTTGTCGGACTTGTTACGGTTATCGCAAATGTCGTTGATCTCTTGGTTGAAGAGCCAGGGATCGATCCAGAAAGCTGTTGCATGCCATCTGCTGGGGGTATATCGAGGCGCACAATGGTGCCTGATATGTACTGATGAGCAAATGTCGTCGTCACCGTTGCTGGATTAGAATTTGTGATAGAAGCGATAATTCGCATTGCTGGCTGGAACGGGGGATTAGGATTTGCGTAACAAGTCGACATCTCAATTCCTAGAACTGTGGTTCGCGAATAACATTTTCTACGGTTACCAGTTCATTCTCTGGAACTCCGCGTGGCGTTAAATCATCGATGTCTACGAATTCTAAGCTTTGAAAGCTTGCTCTTCGTACGACGCGGCCTATTTTTTGAACGGCCGTTCCATTTTCGTCTCTGATATATTCATGAACTGGATAGCAGAGGTTTTTGTTTAGATGCTTTGCCACTCCGAGGGGAATGGTGTAAATTTCGCCATCTTTTAGGGTAAAATCTTCAACTGGATCCTGTTTATAAGCCTTAAAGCTGAATGACATCACTCCGCCTTGTACTTCATGAAATCTGAATATTCCGCGGACCATTTCTCGGTCTTTATCGCGCATATATTGTAAGTTTGGCTTTGGCTTCTGTTCTTTAGCAAATGTAGGATTGCTTGATTGTGATGTAGTACTTTGTTTTCTAGCCATCTCGTCTCCACGAAGGTTGTGGGGAGGAATAACATCCTCCCCGTTTAATTATTCTTACAATCCGCCGTACGTTGATTTACCGGCTACCCAGTACATTACGTCTCCTGCGATGGAGCCCGCAGGTCCTGAAATTGCTGCAGTCAACGAAGCACCCGTGCCACCCGTTCCAAGAATCATTCCAAGGAACTGAGTGTTAACGGTCGAGTCAGCAAGAATCCCTGTGTTGGTATTTGGAATTTGCACTCCACCAATAGAAGGAACTTGGTTTCCCGGAAGCGTTAATGCTGATGCCGTGTTTTCACCTATAGGGATGATCTGCGGCAACGAGGTAGGGAAGTTGTTTGGAACAATTGTTGGGAATCTAAATGCAGTGAACGAGGCCATGTTTGTGTCTACCGTGAAGGTATAATCATCCACTACCGTAAGAATCGTTGCGTATAGATAATTATTAGCAGATGTCGGATTAAGCTGTGTTGTTCCACAGATATTAGGGATGCTAAATCGAATCGCCTGACCAGGAGTCAATCCATGAGCAATCGACGTGGCAACTGTTGAAGTCGCAAGCGTAATATTAGTGATAACACGATCTCTTGGATAGAACGGGCTATCAACATTGATAATACGATAGAATCCATTAGTTCCTGCTTGGCCTGGTGTCGTGGCAAGTGCATTATTTGCAGTAAGTAATGTGAAGTTAGTGTTAAGAGTCACTGCACTTACTACCATATCAATACCATAAATAGATGATGCCGCTCCCGCATTGTTGGTAACGCGAACGACGGTACCTACCGCAATCCCTGCAGTACTTGCAGTTGTTACGACTGGCCGAGTAGCGTCTGTAGTTGCTGTTGTCGCGACCGCTGGACCAACAAGAGGCGCTGCTGCTGCTCCAGATTGTCCTGATGGGTCATATAGTGTGAATCCACCGCTTGGAATTGTATCGGCACTCAGTGTTTTAACACCGTTTGCTCCATACTCCACAAAAGCAGAGCCTACTGGCATGCCACGCTGCCAATAGTAATTAAGCCCTGTTGCTGTTGCTGGCGTACCGATATTGCCGTATTGCGTGAAGTTCTTCACCCACATAAAGTCGGCGTTTGAAGGTATCTGTACGATTTGAGGCACTACTGTTGCACCAACAGTGAATGTACCTTGTGAAAGTATTGTTCCGTCCATTGTTTCTCCTTAAACAGCTAGAGTTGCGCGGAGATTGATGACCCACTGATCGTTTGTGATTCGTGGGACCTCTGCAAATTTATATCCAACTGAAGCATTTAGCGCCAAAGGACCATCGTAAATTGGCGGCCTGTAAATAAAGCTCGCTGAATACCCGTCTTGCTGTACACAGGCATACGCCTCCATTCCTACGCAAAAAATGTTATACACATTGTTTCCGAGTGCTGATGCGTTAGCGAAAAATGAGCCAATTGAGCTAACTAAAAATCTCAAATTGCCAATTGCGCCCCATTCTGATCTGAGTGCGTTCATTGGAGCTGGGTATTGGTTCTTTTGGATGAAGCCTGCAACGTTGTCCAAATTTCCTGTTAATTGAGTGCTGCATAAAGCGAAAAAAGCATCGCGTACAGGGGCTGTTCCGAACTTGTCTTCGCCTTCTATATTATCAAGAATTGTATAAGTATTATTATTTAAAAGTGTTCTCACAACAGTGTCAACATCGCTACGTGTAATTTCCGTAGGGTTATCACCATCGACTCCGCCTGTGCAGTTGATGAACGAAGCAGTGCCCGCAAGCATGTCACGGGTGAGTGTATCCTCTGTCTGTCTTAAACTCACACCAAGCCTCGCTGCAGCCTCATTGAGGACAGGGTCCTGATTTTGTAATGTCACTTGTTCATTTAATTGTATGTAAGTTCCATAGAATGACAGTTTGGCATCAATATCTACCGCGGTCAGGTTTTGAGCTGGTGGCGTTACGCCTGAATTGCCGAGTGGTACGAGTGCTGTGTTGAGTGGGTTGTATCTGCGCATGCGCAAAGTTGTACCACCGTTACGCGGCATTTGTTTCAACATGGCAGGAATTTTATGAATCATATTAGGAACTGGTACAGATAGCAATTTATAGCTAAAGCTTTGCTGCACCGGAGCTGGGAGTGTGCTCGTTGTGGTGATGGACATGGTCGATCCTTTTTGTTTTTGGACATTTTTTAAGTGCTCAATAAACTAAAGGCAGACGCGGCCATGAGTACGTCATGTTCATGAGCTGTGTAATGGCGAGTTACAAATACGCCGGCGTGGATGCGAGTCCACATACGCACCAAAATCCTACTGTTATAGCTTGATCAAAGTAAAGAGGAAGCGTATGTGGAATAGAAGTCGCGTTGTTCGTGGTCAGATTGGCCAGAAGTTGGGGGAGAGAACGATAACAGGCATATCTCATGAGGATGAGTCCGGCAGGACCGTTTTTAACTATGAGTGTTCCTGTGGAAGCGTTGGAAAGAGTACGTTTACTCAATTACAGCACCATGAGAGGTGTAGGACGTGCGGTCCGCTACGTGGAGCGCTCTTAGGGCTTAAGAGAATGCGGGAGCTGGGTAAGATCAGATTTGATAAGATCAGTGAAGCGCTTATAGGGAGAAGATTTGGGTGCTCGGTTATCCTCGAATTCTCTCATTCGGAGAAAAACCATCGGTATTATCGCATTAAATGCGACTCAGGGGTAGAATATATAGCGACGAGGAACTGGATAACGAGGCATAAGGGCCTCAATTGCAGGCATTGTTGGAGAAATAAGGGGAGAGTCGGGAGATCATGAGTGGGGAGAGGTTTGGAGAATGGGAAGTCATAGCATTTTCCCATATTGATAAGTCGTATAAGAAGTTATTTGTATGTCGTTGTTCCTGTGGGGCGGAGACGTTAGTGAGATATGACAAGCTCAAGTCAGGAAAGTCTCGCCAGTGTAAGGCGTGTAGTGATAAGAAGAATATACGGCCGAGAGTATGTAGTACACAGGGACTTGAGGGGCAAAAGTTCGGCAAGCTAACGGTGATGGAAGAGGTTAGAAAGGAAGGCAGTAATGGCATATTCTATCGATGTGTTTGTGACTGCGGTTCTGAGGTTATATTGCGTCCTAATAAGCTGACTAAGGGCTGGACAACACAGTGTATTAATTGTGGTCGAGCTCAGGCGAAAGATACGCTTACAACGCATGGATACACAAAGACGAAGATCTATCGTGTATGGCATACGATGATTAATAGATGTGAGCGTCCTAATGTTAGGAGCTACAAGGACTATGGAGCAAAGGGTGTCTTTGTTTGTGAGCGATGGAGAACGTCTTTTCAGAACTTTCTTGATGACATGGGGCTGCCTCCTACGGGAAAGCAATTAGATAGGATAGATACCACGGGTCCTTACGCTCCTGAGAATTGCAGATGGGTTACGCCCAAAGAGAACGCTAATAACCGGCGTAAATCAAAAAAGAATAAGCCGATTATTAACATATTCATTCACGAAGGTGATACTAGTATCCTTTCCTAGCGCTATTCATCTCTTTAAGAAGCTGTTGCTGGAGCTCTGGGGTCAGGCCATTAGCAAATGCATTTGCTCGTGACATTGGGGTGTCGCCCTGTTGAGGTGATACGCTGGTAAGGGGTCGCGGCTTGTTAGCATTACGTTGAGCTCGCTCTTTATCTTCGTCGTATTGAGATCCTGCATCTATCTTGAGTAACTTGATCATGTCGTAAGCAGTTTCACCGGCGGCTTCTATGTTAGAGGCTGATTGTTGGAGTGTATAGCCGAAAGAAGGCTTCTGGCGGATGAGCTCTTCAACGTTCTCCTTGGTGACCACTCTATCGAAGTCTGAGTATTTTGCTTTAAGGCGAGCTTCTGCGCTGTTTTGATGTGCTTGTTGTTCGTATTGTTTGATACGCGCTTCGAGCTCTTTTTGCTGTTTGATGAATTTGGAAAGATGTTTTCCTTCGACGAGATCGTCGGGAGCTATATGAAGATCTGGCTCTTCCTGTTTAGGAGCTGCCCTGTGCGATTCATATTCTTTAAGTCTCTGGGCGAGCATATCGCGTTCTTGTTGTGCACGCTCTGCTTTTTCACGAAGTTCGCGGAAGTTCTTTGCCTGAGTAGATTCCTTTTTGGTTTCCTGGGGGACTTGTGCCGGTTGAGATTGCTCGCTAGGCTCAGGGGAAGAAACCAGTTCTTCATTCTGAGGAGTTTCATATGACTCAAGAGTTTGTTCTTGCGGGCTCGATTGCAGCTGTTCTGGCTGTGTTTGCTCTGATTGTGTTTGCTCTTGATTAACTTCGGGCGGCAATGGCGGCATATCTATATGCATTTTTCTGACCGATTGCGGGGAATCCTTTTCCATACTTAAGTGATAGCTCATGCGATGATCCTTTGTGGTTGTAATTGATCTAATTCTCCATTGAGATGCTGGGCAATTTTAAAGAGGTCGCCATTCCTAAATTGGAGTACGAAGTTGAGCGAATCTCGCTCTTCGGGTGCTACGTACAGTGCGTTATTGATGAGATAATGGCAGGCGTCTTGTGATGGAATGGTCCAGATGTATCTTATTTCCTCATCTCGCCGGTCATAAAAGAAAACCGACTGATCGTAATCAGGAGTAGGACACGTATGTCGCGCGAAATAGTAATGACGAAATGTATTGGGAAAAAGTTTTTCATTCTTGGTAATGACGGTTATGAAGAAGCTTCCGGTGAAGCTCTCGCGCTCTCTCATCGCGCATTTGATGAGGTTTTCATAGTATTTTTCATTCATTGAGCGCTGGAGCTCAACAACTGATCGCTCTTCAGGCTCTTTCTGTAATAACTCCGAAGCTATTTTTCCAAATGTATCTTTTTTAACTTCTTCCATTATCCCTCCCAGGTATATGCGCCCGTATTCTAATCAGAAAGTCTGAATAGAAACAAGAAGTTGCGGATTTCTGGACTTTGACCAAGGAGGCATGAGACCATGTGGGTAGAGCACACCGCTCTGAGGAGGAACTAATATGAATAACCATGTAGCGATCCTAGTATTGATTTGTTCGCCATACACCTTGGTCGGATGTACCGGTCGACCAGGCAAAAGAATGTGCGGCTCGATTGTAACGCGTGATAGCGCTCCGATTGAGATACCGCCAAGAAGGCTCAGTATTCCGGGCGAAGAGGTTCAGCAAACGATTCATACGAGAGGCTGTTGGCAGTTGCCTACTACCGATGTGGTGAATCTACGCGGCGTACAAAATCTTGATATTCAAAGAGATACGCGAAGCTGTTTTCAGGCATTTGTCGATTGGTTTTGGGGATGGTGCTCAGATCGCTGTCGCGGTGGAAGAATTCGACCGATAGAAGACGAGCTTCCCTTGCCAAGTGCTCCTCGCTTAGAGCGTCAGTTTTCCTACTATCCAGGAAGACTCATCAAAGAAAACGATATGATGCCAAAATAGTGTTGAGATAATAGATCTATTGTGTAGAATAAGTAGGGCCACAGACGGCCCTACTTATTAACGTGTCTCGGAATAGCCTAGCGAGCGAATACGGACCATCCTTGGGAGAGGGAAATCATGAACAAGACGTTACTCTTGTCATTATCAGTTTTATCAACACTTTGTCAGGCATCGCAGATGCAGCATCAGGGGCGCCAGATGCAGACGCTTTTGATGAACAATGCAAGACAGGCGTGCACACAAAAGCAGCGAAATAATTATGCGGGCCTGCCCGGCGTAGCCTTGGCGCAGACGGGGCCATTAATTGGTCATACGGGTAAATATTTCGCAGTAACCCAAGGAGATTGCTCACGACGAGTTACTTCAGATTGCATGGATAACACTGTTAGGAATCTCAACGCGAACAACCTCTGCAAATTCCTTGAAAAAGGCAGCTTGCGTGCTACTCAAATGAGCGATGGCAACTATATGCTTCGTGCTCATGTTGATGGCAAAGGTGGTGGAGTTCTTGGATTCTGGGGAGGATTCTTCACGGGCAAATTCTTAACTCATTTTGTATGCCATGGAGCGATTGCGATTGTTTCTTCATTTGCGGGCCCTGCAGCACCTGTTGTTTTTGGTTCGCTCGAAGCGACATTCATGCTTCCTATTGGAGTTGCTGCTAATACCGTGGGAGCCACAACTGGCATGGCGATGGCTGTTGCGACGGGACCGGTATAAATGATTAAATGGTACGATTTATCTTTAGTCTACTTGGTGAGTGGCATTATCTTAGTACTTGTTAATCAGGTATTTAGGATTATTCCACCCCATACGAAAAATGGTTGGGTTGTGCTTCTTGCGCTGATCGTTCTTATTGTTGCCGGTTGGTGGATTGTTCTTGCACCCTACTTGGGTTTTGAACTTACCTTATGCCAGTTTAAGCATGTTGCCATAGCGGCAATGATTCAATATCCGATGAACTACTTTTTGTTCAGGCCATTTTTGAGAGATTGAACACTATCATAAGTTAGTCAGCATCACTTATGATAGAAAAGAGCCCTACTTCGAATAAAGTAGGGCTCTTTTATTGGGCGTTATTTTTTCTTTTTAGGAATTTTTTCGCCTACTTTTCTGGCCTCAGAAAGTGCGATCGCAACAGCTTGTTTTCGGCTCTTCACTTTTGGACCTTTTTTAGATCCGCTGTGCAGTTCTCCGTGCTTATATTCGCTCATTACTTTCTCTACTTTCTCGCCTTCCTTTTTTCCTTTTTTAACGGCTTTCTTGGCTACTTTTTTCATCATTTTCTTTTCGCAGGCGGTGCATTTCTTTTTCATTTTCTACCTAACGCGGGTTGATTCCTCAAAAATGAGGCGTTGGTTGATTTTCTTCTGTCGCTGATCGGGCTTAAAGGAGATGTTGGGTGGTACGCCCAGAATTTTCCAGGCGACCTTTTTTCCTTTTCCCGGTATGCGTGGCATCGTTGGCATGCTTAATCCTCCGAGCGATTTACTGCAAGGGAATCGATGTACGGGCTGGAATAGTATCCAAGCCGTGGATATTCGTGATGGACTGCCTGCCGGGGGAGATTTGCCATTGCTCGCTCATCTTCGCGGACCATGCCGCCATCAGCTAATTCCTGGCGGCGACGTGGATCACATGTTTCTTGGGGATAGGGAACTGCTCTCAGCTTCATGTCTTCACGCATAAGTTCATCGGCGAAGGTCTTCGCATATGAATTACGCGCTTGATTGCGACCTGGAGCTTTGACGGGCTCATTATCTTCACTACCACGCTTCACGCGTCCAGCTGAGAAGAATATGTCGATCATTTCCATATGACACCTTCGCTTTAAACTTTCTTAGGAAAGAAATGACGCGCTCTTTGTTTGTCATCGTAATCCATTTGGTGATCTACGCCACGAATGGTATCATCAAGGCCTTCAGGATTATAGGGACCTGTTAATGGATATGGCTTAATCATGACTTCTTGAGGTAAATTGGCAATAGCGCGATGATCTTCATGGATCATTCCTGCGTCTTCCAATTCAGTACGACGGCGAGCATCCATACCGCCATACATATCCAGACGACGTGTTTTTCCAAATTCATGTTCTTTTTCCGATCCTGCATTATGACGGCGTTCGTCATTGTGCATATCTTTCATATGCATTTCGGTTGATTCGCCGCGCGAAGATTTGTGATATCGTTTTGCCATGATGGCTCCTTATGTAACTACAGACCTCGTTAAGAGCTGCAAGGGTTAACCTCTTACCATAAGATAAGTAAGCACTTAATTCATAAAGCGGAAATATGAACACAATCAAGTGTAGACAAGTTGTCGACAGTCTGGAGACAACTGATTTGAGCAAATAAAAAGGCGACGTATCCGTCGAAAATACGCCGCCCTTTGATTGTTGTCTCCCTTGAGAAGGATAGACGCTTATAGTATAAATCTAGATTTTTTTATCATCAAGTTCGCTTGACCGCCGAAGCTTCTAGCGTAGGAGGTTCAAACCATACGATATAATATGACGGCTCTCGCAAAGGGTCATATATCACAAAGCATCGATCATCTTCGAGACATCTATATTCAACAGTCTGTTGTCCGTGATTGTTGCCTATGCAAAATGCGGCAACTGCAAAAAATAGTGCAAAGATATTGCTCATTGTTGTCCCCTGAACCGTGCGTCATATTCCACTTCAGCCTTATAGCGAGCTTCTATCTGCTTACGCTTCCATATCTCTTCAGACTTGGCGCGCTCAAGCTTGTTTTTAAGCTCGGCTATCTTGAAGGCTTGTTCTTCTTTGATCTCTTGGAGTCTCATTTGGTGCTCGATGCCTCTTATCTGGCGCTTTTCGTTGAGCTCTTCCATGAAGAAACATGCGCCGACCTTACCCAGACTAATAATCCAATAGAATAGATAGATGGCGAGTGCGCCAACGCACATTCCCATAATGATATTGATAATGATCGATACAATCCCACACCCGGCCCATGCGGCGAAGTATGGCTTAATATCGACTATTGCCTCTCTTAATAGATCAAGTGCCTTCTCCATTGAGACTCTCCCCTTCTCTCGCTTGTTGTTGTTGCTGGCTCTTCATCATAGCACTCAACTTCAAAAGTTCCGATATGTGGGATATGTCGATTGAATCGATCTCTTTGGACGCCTTAATGAGGCTAAGAAGCGCTGCGTCGCGGTCTTTTTCAGCTGCAGCAGTTCGCTCTTCGGCGAGTGCTTTATTTTCCTGGATACGGCTGAGGCGCTCAAGGCCGAGACCCTGATCTGCCACAGCGCGCGCTTGAGAGAGATTGGTTCGAGCTTGTTGTTCAGCAAGTGTAGATTGAATCTGCATCTGTTGTATCTGTTGTTGCTGCTGTCGTTGCTGCTGGATAGCCTCGATAAGCTCTTTTTTGTTTTGGAGCGTTGCTGCTTCAAGCAATACTTCATCAGGAACCGGTACGCCTGTTTCTCGTAGTTGAAGGAGTTGGGCGAATTGCATCTGCTTCTGGGTCGAGGTATTAAGGCCTTCTTCAACCACGCAGCCATATTTGCCGAATGCTTTGCTATAGAACTGAGGAGCTGGCTGTTTGCCTTCAAGTATTTTTTGAATTTTTCCGGGCGTAAAGTTTGCTTGGATAAGGTCAATCATAATGCCGCCGAGCAGCTTTTGTGAATGGTCGAGCTTATCAAAGAGTCCCTGTAAAGTTATCAATCCAGAAGATTGCCGGAGCATGGAAAGAACGCCTGCTTTATCATCGATCGCGCTGCCGAGTAACTCTTCGTTCACACCCGATATTTCCAAAATTTCCTGGCCCATGATCTTTGATATCTCGATCATTGAAGGCGGTACATTAGGCGGCTGAATCTGTATTACATCGGTCATATTCGCTTCTTCTTTAAGCGCGAGCCCTTTGCCCTGTCCGCTCAAGAAGATATCGCGTGGGTTCACCAGCGCATTTTCCTTGTAGATATAGCCCGAGTTTATCTGAGACTCGAAGATATCCAGTTCAATGACCTTCCGGCGATTATACAAATACTGAGCATCCCTAATGTTGCGCACGACGCCTTGAACGCGCTGAGGGAAATAAGGCATTTCTGGTGCGTAATAAGCCAGCACAGGAACAAAAGGATACTGATCAATCCCCATCGGGTTTGGCCCGTCATAAAACACTTTCCCTTGAATAACGACCGCCAAGCGGCATGTTGGTATCTCACTGTCCGTAACCGTAACCTGCGGATACGTTTGAAGAAAGAGCTTTAAACGCTCTTCATTATTGTTCGGCCACTCCATCGTCTCACCGGTTTGCGTGTCCGTGAGCATCTTTTGTGTTCGATAATCTCTATACCAAAATTCATCATATGTCAATAAATTTTTATAACCATAATTATATGATTCAGGTTGAAATTGAAACTTGCCATCCCTACCGGTACCCGCATCGAGTCCTGTCAGGGAAAGGATCTGATCTGCGTAATAGGGCATCAAGGCGATACATTCTCGTTTCGTAAGGAATGAGCGCTTCCATATAGCGCGGCAGTCTGAGAGATCTTGCTTCTTAAAGTAGGGATCGATAAGGAATGAGTTATATGAGCAGTTGTCGACGCGAATATTGCCCGACACAGGATCTGAGCGATAGTCCATCCAGACATGGAGCAAGTTCATGCCACCGATGATAGCGCCCTCAAAGGCATCGGATATTGTTTCCAGTACGCCTTCTTGCTTGTTGATCCACATAAGAACTTTGGTGAATTGATCTGCAGTCTCCGCATCGGCATTTTCGACGGGAGTTACAATCGTGGACTTCCGGTTACGGCGCTGATGTCCGCTAATCATGTTAGTTACGCGGCGGATTCGGTTAAAATTGAACTGACGTCGACGATTTGCGGGTAGGTTGCCATAGTAATCGTTCCACAAAGTCTGGTCTCCTGACCAGAAGCGATAGTCAGTGTCACTCTCCCCCCAAAAGGATTGATTGATCGTTATGCTCTCAGCGTAAAATGCCTCCATAAGGCCAAGAACTTCCTTGTGCTTGTCATCGTAGTACTGAGGGCCTAATTGGGGGAATAGCATCGTCTCACCTCGTGTTATAATTCGTAACTACAACGATCCTACAAAGGAAATATGAATAAATTCAAGCAGCGACGAATAATGGAGATGTCACACAAGTTAGTTTTTGTATATTAATGATATTAATAATGATATAATGAATATATATGACGAATTGATGGGGAGGGAACATGCGCGGACCAAATCTTAAGCGAGTACAGAAATTTCTAGGTAGTATATTTAGTTTTATGAAGCCACAAAAGGAAGATCCGGCAAAGGATTACCATAAAGATCTGCCGTTTGATCCGCAAGAGGTGCTCGAAGACAGGAAGAGTGTTGAGCGCGTTCCTTATAATGACCTGTATCGTGGTGGGCCAAAAGAAAAGCCTGAGATCATCATATCGTCTCGGCCTAAAGGAATGGCAAAGCGGCCGACATTCCCGAGCCATCGCAATCAAAGCATACGTGTGCGTACCATGACAAATGCACCGAAAGTATCGAGCTATGAGGTGAAGACCAATTCACCTCATCGGCAACACCATCAGCCTGCAGAATCATTCGGTTCGCTCGTAAAGAGGCATAGAAGAATGCGTGGATGGCGCGTCGATCAGGTGCTTAAGCGGCTAGGGATTTTGAATTTGCCGAAAACTTTTATATCTTCGATTGAGGATTATAATCTTATTCCCGATCCCCAAATTGTGGAGAGGCTTGCATATGTGCTTGGCGCATCAAGAAAAGAGTTTATGAATGCTGCTTATAGAGAATTATTAGAGAAGGGCGACAAATGAACGAAGAGCACAAAAAGGCGTTGAGCTGGAGCTTTAAATCAAATACTCCCATAGAAGTACTGAGGGCCAGCTTAAAAAATACCATCCTTTCGATAAATTTAGACGCTCGAGAAAGGATGATGAACGATGAAGCGGGAATAAAGCCTAAAGAATCCCCGGACAAAGAAGTGCAGATATCGATCGACGTTCCCTTTGTTGTCATACGAGCTATAGATTCTGCCCGCATGTATGAAGCGGTTGAATTGGCAAAATCAAAAGAAGATGGCTTTGATGATTTCTCAGTAGACGAATGTATACGATATACCTACCGTGA